GATTACCAAGTTGAATTGTTAAAATGCTACGGTGAAAATCGTTTTAGCATTAACATGCTTGGACGTCAAATGGGCAAGTCTACGTGCGCTGCTGGCTATCTATTATGGTATGCAATGTTCGTACCAGACAGTACTATTTTAATTGCTGCCCACAAGCACACTGGCTCTCAGGAAATTATGCAACGTGTTCGTTTCATGTATGAGAGTTTGCCTGAATGGATTAAAGCAGGTGCAGTAAGTTACAACAAGGGTAGTATCGACTTTGATAATGGAAGTCGTATCGTCAGTGCTACAACAACAGAAAATACTGGTCGTGGTATGTCCTTGACATTGGTATACTTGGACGAGTTTGCTTTCGTTCCGCCACGTATTGCCAAAGAATTTTGGACAGCACTGAGCCCAACACTAAGCACTGGTGGTAAGTGTATTATTACATCAACACCTAACCAAGACAACGACCAATTCGCACAGATTTGGAATGAAGCAGTCAAGAACATAGATGAGTTTGGTAACCCAACCTCAGTAGGTAAAAACGGATTCGCTAGTATATCATATATATGGAGTGACCATCCAGATCGTGATGAGAAATGGGCTGATCAGGAACGCAATAAGATTGGTGAAGATAGATTCCTGCGTGAACATGAATGCAAGTTCATTACAGCAGATGAGACACTAGTCAACAGTATGAAGTTGCAGCACTTGGTTGGCATTGATCCACATCGTCGATTGGGCCAAGTACGTGTATATAGAGAAATTGATAAAACTAAGACTTATGTTATGTCATGGGACCCTAGCTTGGGAACAGGCGGCGACCCGGCAGCTATTCAAGTATTCAGTTTACCAGAATTAGAACAAGTTGCTGAATGGCAACATAATAAAACAGACGTCCGTGGACAATTGCGTACATTAATTGGCATGGCTGAATGGATGAAAGCCGAGGGCGTTGAAAACGACAAGCTATACTGGAGTGTTGAAAATAATACTCTAGGCGAAGGAGCTCTAGTAGCAATCAGCGAATATGGCGAAGAACGCATACCTGGTTTCTTTTTAAGTGAACCAGGCAAGGCACGTAAAGGCTTTAACACTACAGCAAAGAGCAAGTTAGCAGCCTGTACTAAATTAAAATACTATATCGAATCTGATAAAATGAAACTATATAGTAAAAACTTGATAGGTGAGATAAAAACATTCGTTGCACACGGTCCTAGCTTTGCAGCTAAAGAGGGTGAAACAGATGACTTGGTTATGGCAACTGTGCTAGCAGTTCGTATCATCGAACACTTGATGAGATACGATGAGCAGACATGGAACTATTTGGTTGAACGAAGTAGTAATGATTACATAACCCCAATGCCAATTGGTATGTTATAAGACAATAATGGTAAATACAGTATGGCTATAAATTTTAATCAAGTTGCATCAGAGATCTTTAATCAGTTGGTAGGAACTGGCAACAAACTACAAGTATTCGATAAATCGGGAAAACAGACTCTCGAGTCTGAAAACGGCAGAAAATTTTATAGCAAAAATAATAAAATGTTAGTTTCTATAGACGAAGAAACTAACACTATTCAAATTAAATTTGGTCCTAGTTCTGACAAGCAATTAGTTGACAAGTTTGTCAATGCGCTAAAAGATAGTGACAATGGAATAGCAAAAAAATACATTCTAGGAGTAGACGTTATGCCTTACAGTAATAAGGATATTGAACCAAAAAACTTGATGGCAGAATCATTGAGTGCTGCTATGGGCAGCGTTAAAACAAGTTACCAAAAAACTGAAGGTGCTAGATTAGTTATTAGACACAAAAATCCAGTAAATGAAGAAGTTCGCGGTAGCCGTAGTAGGCACATTGCTGCATTGTTTATTGAAAACGCAGCGGGTGAACGTTTCAAGTATCCAAGCAATCACTTGCTAGGCGCACGTGCAATGACACACCACGTAGCAGAAGGTGGCACACCGTATGACGAACTCGGTAGCAAGATTGTTAGTTTAAGTGAAGAGCGCGAACGTTTGATGAAAGTTGCTAGCTATATCAAAAGCAACGGACTACAAGAACAAGCTGGTGATATTGGCGCAGTAGTAAAGGGACGATTGGATGAAATCAAATCAGTATTACATCGCTACAGTCCAGATGCATTACGCAAAGATGTCTATGAAGAAGATGCAAGCGAAAATGAAACACTAAAAGAAAAATTGACAAAGAACGTATTCGATGAAAGCATTGGCGATATGTTGCCAAAGCTAAACGGTTACATGAAAGCATTTAGTCAGCGTCAAGCTGCTCAAGAAAGTTTAGCTTCATTACAACAGCAAGTTGAAATGGCTGAGAGTATTGCAGTGCGTAGCTTACCAGAAACTGATTTGTTAGACTTGATGGTTTACGAAAGTCCAACCATTGGCACTACTGATTTGATTAATATGGTATTGCCAGTATTGGAAGACGAAGAATTGAAAACAAACTTGACCACTGTAGCAGAATACGTTGGTGAAGGCATGTTAGATGCACACGTAGTTGAAAACTTGACCAGAAGCATTATTGGCAAAGCCAGTGTTGCTGGACAATTGCAACGTGTGATGAAATCATTGGCGCCCCAAACTGTTTTGGAAAGCGCATTTAATAAATTCAGCATTCGTGAAGTGCTGAAATAAATAGAGTACAAGATAGCCAAAAGGTTATTTTGTACTTGACGTAACATCTAATAAGGTGTTACAATTGTTCATAGGATGAGAGTATCCTATGTTCCAGGCAACTATATTGGTACACCCTGGCCTATTATTGGAGATAAAAATCATGGCAACATTAGCAGAAATCCGCGCTCGCTTAGCTGAGCAAGAAAATCGTACTACAGGTACAAAACAAGGTGGCGGCGACAACGCTATCTATCCGTTCTGGAACATCCCAGAAAATTCCACAAGTGTTATCCGTTTCCTTCCCGATGGTGACGTAAGTAACGATTTCCCATGGCGCGAACGCCAAATGATCCGTATCGCTTTCCCGGGCGTTAAAGGCGGAGATGAAAATAAACAAGTTACTGTAACTGTTCCTTGTATGGAAATGTGGAAAGAAACATGCCCTATTCACACAGAGATTCGTCCTTGGTTCAAGGATAAGTCATTGGAAGATCTGGGTCGTCAGTATTGGAAGAAGAAGAGTTACGTCTTCCAAGGCTTCGTTGTTCAAAGCAGCTTGGCTGAAGAAAACACTCCTGAGAATTCTATTCGCAGGTTCATTGTCAACCCAAGCATCTTTAACATCATCAAAGCAGCTTTGATGGATCCAGAAATGGAAAGTTTGTTTACTGACACTGAGAATGGTACAGACTTCCGTTTGACCAAGTCTACAAAAGGACAGTACGCTGACTACAGTACATCTAGCTTTGCACGTCGCGAACGCGGCTTGAGTGAAGTAGAACGTGCTGCAATTGAGCAACATGGTTTGTTCAACTTAAACGACTTTATGCCTAAAAAGCCAACTAAAGAAGAAGTTGACATTATCTATGAAATGTTCAAAGCCAGTGTTGATGGTGAGTTGTATGATCCAGCACGTTGGGGCGCTCATTTCAAGCCAGCCGGTTTGAACTTCGGTAGCAACAATGCAGCAGAATCCGCAGCTCCTAAGGCAGCTCCTGCTCCAGCACCACGTGCAGCGACACCAGCTCCTGCGGCAGCAGCTCCTGCAGATGATGAAGATGACAGTGCTCCTTTTGACACAGATGGTGCAACTCCTGCGCCAAAGAAGAATGTTGAAGACATTCTCTCTATGATTCGTAATCGTCAAAAGTAATTATGGCTTGGGCCTCTGTGATAACTAACCGGTAAATGGTTATTATACGCCCAGGTTTTTCATGATTAAGAAACGTCTTTTAACAAATAAAGATATGACACTACCAGACGAACGATATCGGGCTGTGATGGCTGCTAAGGAACTGCTAGATGAAATAGCAAATTCTAGCGGTCGTTGGAAGCGTATTCCGCGAGAATTGCGGCTACATGCAGTACATTGTCTTAGGCACTATCCAACTAAATGGGATATGAAACAAGCGGCGCAGCAAGTGCCAGATGTGTTTCAAGAACAAATGGAACCAGTGACTAGGATGGTAATGCAATACCAACAAGAACAAAAGGAAGAACAAAATGACAAAACCATTTGACGTAAGTAAATTTAGAAAAGAAATCACTAAGAG